CCTGTGACTAGTGATTACTCACTAGCAACCCACCGCAGCCTTAGTTTTGGCTGCGGGATCGAAAACTTCCCACTCTCCCATTCTGGGAGATTCTTTCGTGTGGGATCTTCAGTGAAGAACTGAAGGAGGTTCTCGGTCCCTTCGTACCTCTCGGGTCCGGACGCCGCAGTTACCTGCAGTGCCCGAACCTCATTCCTCTGAAGGCCGTGGTTGTAGCGTGTTTTGCACGCTCCATTACTATTGCCAACAAAGGACTTAAGGCCGAACTGGCCGTCGCGCCCCCACTCGGACGTAATTTTCCGAGCTGTGCTCACGAGCAAATCTTTCTGGAAATGCTCTGGGACTTGTGACATTATGTAGGCAGCCGTCTTCCAGTAACCACGCAAGTGGAAATTGTTAGAGACTTCTACTAATGAAGCAAGGGCCGACGGTTCACCTGGTTGGTAGCCTTGAAGGACACGCACGGGAGTAACAATTTCTCCCATATATGCGTCTGTGCCGCAGGACTCACGGAACTTACCGTTCACGAAAGTCTTAGCATCATTAACCTTCAGATGCAGCAGCGTAAGAAGCTGCCGCAAGGCGCCTACCCAATCTACGGGAACGATGATATCGTCCCCGAAGACTTGTACCTGCCTACCCAACCTCTTCAACTTCCCTTCTGGGATGTGAGAGAGGTTTTCATCTCGAGGTACGATTCCTGAGCTGTAGGCACCTGCCGCGAGGCAGATGCCGAAGAACAGGATCGACTCGATAGGGAAGGTAAGAGCGCTGCCCATCGAAGAGAATTTGTTAAGCCTGTGAAGGCTCGGCATTTTCTTATCGATGTTTTGCGTGATGAACCTCGTTCGCGTGGCAATCAGCCCAGCGAGCAACGGAAGATTTTTCCGAAAAGCTCGTTGGACCAACCAACACGAAACGCGGTCACTCGCCGACGATAAGTCGACGGTGGCCAGTTCACCGCTTATACTGGCAGTCACGGCGAGACCTCCAGAGATATCCTGTCGACGAAAGTCGATGGATTGTCCCATGAAAGTGTCTCGGACCCTCTCGCCAAGAAACGAGGCGAGAGCTTGCTGACACCATTGATTCGCTACTGGCTCCGCAGCTATTAACCGCGGTGCCTTCTGCGTTTTAGGTACAGCAATCAGTCGAGAGGCTGGCTCCGAAATTCGGAGCAAGCTATCAGCTGAGAAGTCCATTCCCAGTACGGAGGCGTTCGCGAAGGCGAACTGTTCGGCTGGGAAGACGTGTTGCAACCGAGTGCTCCAAGTGCGGAAAGCGTATTTGTACTTTCCGCCTCGTTTGAACTCGGCTGTTGCTCCAGGTCCATGCCTGAATCCCAATTCTCCGGGAACGAAATCCCCGATGAGTAGGGATAACTTGTCAAATACAATTTGACAAGCTCTAAGCAGAGCCGCATCTCCTGTTCTGTCCGGAATTGAGGACAGAATGGTTGGTACGGCATCAGCCAATGAACCAAGCCCAGAAGGGCACAGGTCACTGCCATCGGAACCCCAAACCAGAGGTTCCGGCGGAAGGCTGTTATCGACATCGTAGTACTCCTTGGTCGTCTTGAATAAAGCCGACTGGGGAGCAAGCCTACGGTACTTTCCGCACGCACAGTAGAGCGTACGGAGGCACCCAATGGCCTCGACGTCGACGTTGCTTAGAAGGCATCCGTCATCTGCAAACACACGTGACCATAGCCCCCGGAAAAGTCTGGGGATTTTGGTACTCCTGCCACCCGTGCTCGAGAGAGCAAGGGAGGTCGGGACAATGGTGCCGGCTTCAAGACAAGAAATAAACCACTTGTCTAGAGCAGGGAGGTCGACGAGAAAGAGATTGTCGCCTCTATTTGCAAAGGTGGTCTTGAGACGTTTGAAATCTCTTAACCAACCTTGACGGTCTTGTGGGTAGATGCTCGCCACATCCTCTAGGATGTACGAGTACAGGTTTAGAAAGCTCAACTCACTCCGCTTGGTCATATCTATGCTCCTTTCTGAGCTTAGGAATTGACGAGTGTAGTAGAGTCAGCACTATACGTGCCGACGTAGAAGATATACACTACGTAGGCACGAAGACGGTAGACGAGGCCGGCCCCGAAGGGCCGGCGCGCCAAAGTAGGGGAGGTCTTACGACCTCTCTGGAGTTCTTCCAGCTGGTGGCTTCTGCCACCTGCCCCACCTCAACGCTCAATTGGCCTTAATTAAGCCAGTTGAACATGTCGGACACGCGGGTAGTGTTAGCGAAGTAACTAATCACTCCCTGGCCGGCGTTTTTAGCGCCGACTGTGTCGTAGTTCGAGGGGACTTGATAGACCCCGTAGAACTTTTCCGTCAGTTCAGGAACCGTGGCCGTCGCGAAGACGACCCGGGTGACCTCCCAATTGTGGCGGTCATACTGAACCCCATCCTTGCCAGCTTTGACGACAGAATGGCGGACTTTCATCCGCAAACTGTCGACACCTGCGTTGACGAGATAATACTCGCTGCCGTAGGAATCCTGGTTAATGCGGTTAAGGACGTAGTCCACCGCATTGATGGTAATAGTAGCTGTAGAGGCAAATGCCATAAATATTGCTTTCTAGATCCTACGAAGTCTGATTAGCAGATGGGAAGTTTCCAACTATCCCTTATACTGCGAAACCAGACCAAGTAGATTCACAAGTCGCGAAGGAGACAGAGCATTAGTATTAGTGCTCAGTCCGACGTTTGCCAACACACGTTCCTTTGTCTGGACCGTGAGTCGGCCGGGTTGTACCTCAAACGAGTATGGCTGCGACGTAATCACTTGCTGAATTACAGTAGTGGTTTCCGTCATACAGCATCCCGTACCAACGCTAGCTCCGATAGTGTTTCTGGTGGCGTCAAGAAAGTCGCCAACATTCACAAAATAGTCGGAGAGCCATGTCCAAGGCAGAGCTTGCCACACGGTGGCTGGCGAAATATGCCAACCATGAACGACTTCTTTTGCAAGTTGTCGTTGTGCAGAAGCGTCTGAGACGAAGTCTGGAGGATTGTCCACGTAAAAGCGGGCGCTCCCCCATCGTCTACAAACGGTATCGGTCTTATAATGACCGGTCACGTAAGCTTCAATGGAATGGAAGACTGTCTCTTCTGAGACAGCCTGTTGGTGGTATCCACCCGTGCGTACCCTACCGGTAGAGCTCCAACCTTTCTTAGCCAAGACTTTCAGGACTTTCATCCTGTCGTCTACGTGCTTGGAGAAGTTAAAGAGCGATGCTACATCCTGGTAAAGAGTAAGCCAACCAAAGTTCGTTGCGAGCACCGAGTTATCGGTGTCGTGAGGATCTTTGCGAAGCTGCCGCTTGTTTGCACGAGCAGTAGCCTCTGTTGTCTTCTCAAATGCATGTTTCAGCATTCCAGGTAGCTCCCGTAGTTCTAGAAGGAACACGGGCATGTCGATATTAGCCCCAGAGGGGTTCTTACGACTGGCGGCCTTCGTGACCGCTTCGGTAGGAGACGGCAATGCAGTTGGATCACCTAGGTGTCCACTGAAAGTCGGTTGCCCGACCATTGCCGCGCTTTCGTACTTATACACTGGGAACGCTGGAGCCTGGCCAGTAATAAGACCAGGAATCCTTTCCTCATGGTAAATATCAAGAGGATGCGGATTCAATCTGTCACCCGAGAGATCAGTGCAATTACTGATCCCAAGAGAGACAGTCGTTGTTTCCACAGTGCCACTCGGTAGGTGAATAATCCTACCAGAGTGTGTCCCGTGAGATCGGGACCGAAAGCGACCATACGTCATCACAAGTTCTTTGTGAGGTTGAGGGATTACGTTATGTAACGTTCTCAAGAACAGTGGCTCCCGAAAGGGAG